CTTAACAAGCCATTATTTATTGAATCAGCAACAATGTTAATCTCTTCTTCTGTATATTCTCCGTCTGCAACAACATTTCGAGCATCAGCAGAGGCAACCGCTATGCCCTGACGTACTTTAACAATATCTTCTGCCGTGTATAGCTCAACGTCTGTTAGGTATCTCTCAACCACCTCCTCTGTGGCTGAAAAGTAATCAGCGACATCTGCTGTGCTTGCCACGCCTGAGTTGACCATCTTCATTACAGCATCAACATCGGCATCAGCCATTGCATCGCCAGAGGTATAAGCATCTCTGGATATGCCAGTTAGAGCTTGAATGATTACCGGAACAGGAACGCTAAAATATCCCGACACTTCATTAACATCGACTTCACCGTTGTTCAGTAAGGTTTTTACCCTATCAACTGTCTCATCACTAAACGGTGGCGATGAGGGTATACCTGCTAAACCCGCCATTATGCTATTACTCCTGAATTTAAGGCATCGCTAACTTGTTCGGTGCTAAAACTAGCCCCTTGTTTAGTTTGAGATTGAGTATTATTTGCTGTGACGTTTTCAAGAATGTTAACAATATCAATAGTAGTTTCTGCTTCTCTAAGTTCGCTTAAAATAGCCTCATCCAATCCGGTAATTGTATTTGCTATCTGTTGAGCATAAAAATCCACTTGAAGATCAAGGTCAGAAGTCTTTCCTCCTACGCCCATAAAAGTCCCCGAAGTTCCGTATTGGCCGTCTTCGTTTACTCCGTTGAGTGTAGCGTTTGACAGATCAATGTTTCCTCCAGCATTTCTCGCCGCATTAGTAATCAAAGAATCAGCTTCTCTAAAAACGTCAACAATCTTATTGGCATCTTCTTGCGACCCTCTTCGATTAAACCCTTTTCCTTGAAAGCCGGACTCAAAAGGCTCTATATCAAAAGCCCTATCAGAACCTTCCGCAGCCGGTGTTGGGCCAACAAGAAAACCAGCATTTGATCTAACATACCCGTCTGGGTCTTTCCAAAAATCATTCTTTACAGCTAAATAAAGTGCGCCAGCGGCCCAAGTCAAAGGATTAGTGAGAACACCGCCAATAGCCTTAACAGCAGTTTTTCCTATAACACTTTCAACTAACCCCAACGCCGGAGCGCCTAAAGCGGTTACAGCAGCAACAGCACCGCTCGCACCTATCGCATTCACTATTGACGGAACAGCAAGAGCTGCGGCTATTCCCAGCGCCCCTCCTGCCAAAGCCCCATCAAGCGATGACTGATCTTTATTTTCAGCAAGTTTTAAATCAAACTCTTTAGCAGCGGCAGCAGCAGCATCTTTATCAAAACTTTTAATTGCAGAAGTATAGTCCGGCTGCTCAAAGCCTGCATATTCCACCGCTTTAGGGTTAGTCAATCCAGACAACGGAGAATAATCAATGGGAACATTTTTAGGAGCGTACAAACTGTTATCTACCGCATCTCCACGCCTTGCCGCACGAGAGTTAGTGACCCCAGCATTTATCATTTGCTGGGCCATATAGTCTCCTTTCTGGCCTATTTCAATCCTTGGCTTTAAAGTTTTACCTGTTAGATCTAAATTTCTATTTACAGCAGTTTCTCTAGTTTCTTTTGCCGCATTATAACTTGGCGTTAAAGAATCAACCGCTTTTTGACCATAAAGCTTAATCAATTTTTCTTTATTTTCTGCCTGTTTTTGCATTTCCTTGGAAATTTTTTTATTAGCTTTATTGTCTAAAACCGACCCAGCTAAACTTGCTGATGCTGCTGCTGCTGCTGCTATTGCTGCTGCTGACATAATATTCTCCTAAACTAAAACCCAACCTTTTGTGCGATCATTGCCAATTTTTGGCTGCATTTTTCTGTACTGTATAGCGGATGCGCCACCGCTAGAATCCAAATATAAACTGTATTGAGCCGCTTCAATTACGCCCTCTGGGGTACCTACCCCAACAATAGGAATGCTTAGACTTGCGTCCTGCGTAAACTGCCTAAATGCCTGAGCCATTGTGCCGTCTTCATCAACAATGGCCTGTCCGACATTAAGCCTTGGGCCTGTCATTTATCACCACCAATAATATTAGCAGTGAGCTGAATGATTACTGGTTTCACTGCATCGGTAAGCGTAAACCTAAACACCTCAAACCTTCCTGCCCTGCCGTTCCTGCGCCAGATCGCTCTGCGGTTATACTCGCCAATCTTGCCCAATCCTCTAGCAACCGCTCCACTCCATGTCTTACCGTCTAAGCTGCGCTCTAAGACAATCTGCGGGTCTTCTACAGCGGTATTGCCAACGCCTGATTCGACCGTTAGCTCTAAGCTAGGGAAGAATATAGACATCATATTGTTTTGAAATGGCTGCGTGGCAATCGTTCTGGTAATTGTGTTTCCGTATTCAGTATAGACTTCGGCATCTAGCTCACCAATTCTGCCATCAACTATATCCCCACAGAGGATTCTATTGTACGCCTTAACAACAGAAGAAATTCTTGAAACGCCTATAGCTCCTGAAATTAAAGATTTTCGTTCATGCCATTTTTGAGATGTCGTGTCATATACAAGCGTTGTTGATGGCAAAGAAAAAGCTATAAAGTATGCGCCCTTGTTAGCATATACCCATGAATATATGCCAACGACTTGCGCTTGACTCAGCTTGCTTAATATTGAGTCTATAGCTGTTGTTGAGATTTTAACTGTACTATTTCCGTTTAATGCCCAAATTGCTGGAGATTCGTTTTGGCCGCCGCCAACCCACATGAAAGTGTCTTGAGCATTAATTAAAGAGTAAGGCGAAAAACAGCCTTTTTGAAGAAATAGTCCAGTCCGTTTAAATGGGAAATCAGCTCCACCAATATTCTGAAAAGCCTCAAAAGTCTCGCTGCCAGAAATGAATAATTGGTTTTTAAATACTACTGGCGCAACTATGTCATCAGGGTCTGACTCAGCCGTTCCAAAGTCTAATGCGTTGTACGCTAGCCCGTTATTTATCGCGCTAACAATGAACTTTTTGCTGTCTGTTGTAATGCAGAAATAGCCATCTATGAACACTACAAACTGAGGCGCACCGTTGGCTACAAAATCAGTGTCAGTAATCTCTGCGAATGCGTCAGTGACATGGTTGTAGATGTATCCCTTGCCGCTGGGGACTAAAATCATTAGCTGAGTTCCGTTGTCAGCCATTGAAACTCTAGCAGTCCCTGCAATTGTCCCGATTGTTTTAAGGGCAAACGTGTCACTCATTCGATAAAGTGTTGTGCCGTTTACAAAATAAGGCTTACCAGCCATTTCATGAGCGCCACGGTTAAGCTCGTTAAGTATGCCGCTAGTAGCTTTTTGGACAATACCCTCTGTGCCAAACAAAGTCTCTTGGTTAAGACCTATCCCTTCAACAATATTGGGATACCAGTTTGTGCATTCTTGGGCAGACAGCGGCAGAGAGTCACTGACATAGAACCCGTTAGCAATTGGCAACACAGTTTGCGGCATTTAATCTATTCCAAATAATGCGCTAGCAACAAGAATATTATCTGTAGTGGTAGAGTTTTGAACAAATAGCTCAATGTAGTCATTTGTAGCAAAAGACTGATTAGTGGATAAAGCTAAATTCTGAGTTAATCCAGCGGCGATAGAAGCAGAAATTCTAGTCTCGGAAATCACTGCGCCATTCTTAGCTACATACAACGAAAGGTTTTGATTTGAGGCAGACACTGGGTCTAGCGTTATTGAGGCATGAATAGTCATTACCGCAGCAGTAGTGCCGTTGTATGTAAATCGCCCCGCTGAAGTCTGGGTAAAACCAGTGTTCACCCCAAAGGTCCACGTTCCAGCAATAAGAACAGGCGTTGCCGTAGAGGCTATTACTGTAGCCGTTGAGTTTCCTTGAAGGTAGCTCTCGGCATAAGCTAGATCGTCATTGGCGGATATAGCAATTACATTGCCAGCCGCCGATAAGGTGATCCCACTTCCAGCCAATAGACTAACAAAAGTCGGGCTAGTCGCTGCCGTGTTCAGCATTAAAGGCGATCCGGTAGCGTCAACCGTAAAGTTGTGTGAAAGAGTAATACCGTTTCCAGCAGAGACATTAGATTTTACACCAGAACCGTTTTCTAAATTTCTGATTTTATGGTTTCCCACCGCCACCGTCTCTAAAA